ATCATTGGATTTGTTAGTATTTCTACACTAGCAGATGTTGATAATGTTTGAGTATGTATAACTTCAAAAGCATTGTTAGTAATAGTTATAGTAGGTGTATTAGATCCTGATTTATTAGTAACATGTAAAGACTTAACAATGATAGTTTCATTGTCTCCTGGTTCTAAAAGATTATTGCTTTCAGCTGCTGTTACTGTTTTACCGTAAAATTTGTATTCGTTTACTACTGCCATTATGAATCGAGAAAGAAACTCTTAGCTTCTATCTCTTGTTTAACTTCATCCTGAAATGAAGAGTTTAATTTTGTTATTACACCATCAAGATCTCTAACTAATGACTGTAAATTTTTTCTGCTGTATTCTTCTTCAGCTCTTGTTAATGATTGTACAATCTTTGCCATTATAAAATACTTACTAGTCCTCCGTTTTTAAAATTAATACCTGCGGTAAACATTGTATTATCTAAATTAGTATTAACCCCATAATCAATTCCATTCCATGAATTATTATAACCAATATTCTGTATGTTTTTATTGGGATCAATTGTAGTTGAAAAATTACCCAAGTTTATATCGGTGTTACCAATACCTTCCTCTGTAAAATCTGTTGTTGTATTAACAGGTCCTATATTAGTAGTAATATCTCCTTCTACAGACAAGTCATCATTATCTAAAAAATCTCTATACCCCATAGTTGCTTGTAGTTGTGCTATCTCTAAAGGCGACATTACACTTAGATTAACAAAGGGGTCTTTACGCATTAAATCAGATTTAATATCTATATAGTTTGTTTTTGGAACCAGTGCGTTATTGTTTTGATTATCTCCGCCACCGTGACTAATATTCATTCCGCCACCAAATTGATCAGGAGCCACTTCTCGTAATTCCTGAGTAGTTTGTTCCATAGTTCCACCCATTCGGTCTTGTCTACCACCTTTTTTAAAACCTTCTCGGCCTAACATACTTGCTAGTCCTCCAAGATTTAAATAAATTCTTCCACCATCTGCATAATTATGCATGTCTTTCGCTCTCGCATAAGTGTCTGCTTGAGATTTATCATACGCTTCTACAGAACCGTGACCTCCCCAAGAATCTTTACCCTGATCACCACCATCACCTTGACTAGTATTATTAATTATTGGGCTACCACCAGGCTGATTATCTTGAGAATCTATGTCTGTAATATCTGCCCATTGATTTTCTTTTTTATTTTTAAAAAAAGATTTAGCTTTATCTATTCCCAAAAGTCCACCCCATTTATCTTTTTCTTCTTCCCAGCCTTCTTTAATATTGTCTATTCCTGAACTCAAACCATCAGTAAAAGTTCCTTTAATAGATCCTGGTATACGTCCACCGGAGTCATCTAAATATGAGTCATCATAACCAAGTATGTTTTTACCTATGCTTACAATTGTAGGTTCAATATCTATTCCCCCATGGTTAATATTTTTACCATCATAAGTTTGCCAGTTTCCTAATTGTGGATTGTAAAATCCTTTAACTGGTGTAGGCACCCAGTCATATGCACCAACACCTCCTGTTTCAGTCCAAACATCTTTCATAAAAGTTTTAGTTTTGCTTAAATCTAGGTTTCCCCATTTACCCCCACCTCGATACTTATCGTTATAGTTTGCGCTTCCGCTATATGGGTATAATGTTGAAATTCCACCACCAGCTGTCATATCTGGTGTAACTGAGTTTGGTGTATAATTTTGATTTAACCTAAACCTTTGCATAGGCATATAGTGATCACCGCCTTCATATATCTCTTCATCAATTCCTTCGTAAAAAGCCATTACCTTCTTCCTCCTGGATGTATATCTAATCTAAATGTTCCGAGCTTCCAGTTTTCATTGCTAGTTGTATTTGCTACTTTTATAGCAATAGATCTGGCTCTTAGTCTTGTGTCTTTTTTAGTGGTACTACTATCAACACTATAATTAGTAGTAGTGCCGGAACTATTTGGATAGTTTTTAGTAACAAAACTAACTTGAGTATTACCTGTTTGTGAAATAAAATCTGGTATAAATCTGCTTATTCTCATTATAAATTCTCCATCTCCTCTAAGGTCGGGCATTCCTACACTACTTCCTGTGGTACTTTTTTTCTGAGTAATATCAAAATCACCAGATGTAATATTTCCAAGTACAGCGGTCACATTTCCCTCTCCATCAATTTGATCGGTCCCTGTTTCCTGCTCATAGTATATAGTAGTTCCGTCAGTATTTCCAGTTACATCATAAGATGAGTCTACACTTGCACTATAGTGAGTAGCGTGTGGTTTAGAAAATACAGAAGAGTCTGCCCAGGAGGCACGAGCTAATGACCCGGTGGTCCAAATAGGTCTTTTAATTGTTGAATCTAAATAGTTATAAGTCACCACTCTATCCACTACATCTGACCCGGATTGACAATAAAACCAGCTAATTTCACCAAACAAATTATTTAATCCACAATTTACTAAGTCTCTAGATGTAGTATTTATACCAGGCCCAGTATCCGTAGAATAAACATAATCTTCTACCAAACATGGTAATGATGATAATTGACCATCGTATGCAAAGAAACCATTTTCAGACATCCAGTAAGCTGTACCATCAACCTCTATACATGCATTCTTTCCTAATAACCCACAGTTAGTCCCCACTTGTTCAAATGAGAAGGTAAAGGGTTGACCTACGAACTTCATTAGAAATAAAGCAGTATCGGTCCATACATAGATTGCATCTCTACCTCTAACAGCTCCTACAATTCTAGAACCATCAGCAAGTCTTTGAGTACCTGCGGTGTTGTTTGCTCTTACAGTGTAAGCGTTTGTTCCATCAATATTTTCTTGGTCAGAGAATCTAATATACATATCATCTTGTTTAGTTGGATCTCCAATTGTTGTTTCGGTTCCAAAGAAAACTAAGTGACGATCGGGTGTAGAAACTAATACATGACGTGATGCAGTAGGTGCATTTGGCAACACAGTTGCCCTGATACTTGTTGCATTTGAAGGACCCGAATCCCATTCAAAACATTTACCATTATAAATAAGTGCAATTAATTTTGTTCCGTAGTTATCTAATATCCATAGTCCTGGGTCAATTGTAAAGTCAGCAGAAGATGCTTCGCCCCAGGCAACATAATCAGAGATATTGGTTACAGTTACTCCACCACTATGGGCTGCTTTAGTTGTACCATTAACTTCTCTAGCTCCCCCACTTAAGATATTAGTTGTCGTATCATTAGCTGTAAAACTTATATCTTCTGATCCAATTCTTATTTCTCCTGACGAAGGAAAAGCAGCTGAACTAGTTAAAGGAATGTCGGTTACAGCATCATTAATAGTAGAAGCTAGTGTTGTAGTTGCTGGTCCTAAAGCTGTACCACCCCACAATGCTGTACCAAAACCATAACCACCTAATTGTTGAGAAGGTCCTACAGTATAATAACATAATACTGAAGTACTGTTACCATCACTTGTAGTTAAAGGTGTCCCTGTTTCCTGAGTCGCCATCGTAATTTTAAATGTAGTTGTCGAAGGAATAGAAGTGACCATAAACTTCTCATCTTCAAAAGTAGCATTACTATAAGTTGATCCAGCCGGTACCCCACTAACAGAATCAAACATTACAATGTCATCTTCTGTTAAATTATGTACTCCAGTACATGTTACTGTAACACTTGTTGATGAAGAGGTACTTGAAAACTTAGCGCCTGTTAAAGTTGTTCTAATGGGGTGAATGTCATAATATGCTCCCCCAGAATAAACATATAAAATTCTATTAGTGCCTATTGCAGCGTATTTAATACCTGCGTTATTGTCCCAATGATGAAGTGCACGTCCGGCTCCCGTTAATTTATTATTACCAAGTTGCTGCCAGCCACCTATTTTTTCGGGAGTACCATACCTAAATCTTACATAATCCCCGTCAAACCATTGCCCTTCGGCTCCAGTTTCAGTGACTTGTTTGTTGAATCCGGGTAAAAATCCTAATTTTTGTAGCATAATATACCTTTATATAATAGAAATATTAAAAATACACCCTTTTTTACTTCCAGTTTATATTGATATTAAACCTAGCTTGTTGATCTGTGCAGTTAGTACTTGAATGAAGGACGGAAGGATCAAATAATAAAATACGATTTTCCACTGATTTTATAAACTTTTTACCTATGTAAGTTCCTCCATTACAAGTGTTCAAAGAAAGTATTGCTCCTTTATGGGATAAAGCTGGAGGCAAATCTCGATGTGCTTTATGTTTTATTAGCTTTTCAGTTTTAGTATAGCAATTTACTTTTACCCTTCTTAAAAACATAGTATTTAATTTGGTTAATAAAGGATCTACCTTTTTAAAAAAATCACTATTAACTACGTTCTTATCATAAAGAGTATGGGTAAAATAAAAGTCTTTATCATACTCATCTGCAACACTGTTATTAAAGTAATAAGGAAAATTTGCTGACATAAAAAGTTCTTGAATTTTTTTAAATTCATCTTTAGGGAGAAAATTATCTATTACTTGCATGTTCTTTTAGTATTTTTAAAAAGTTATCCTCTACATAATCTGCATTAAAGTTAAACGAAATAATTGTTTTTCTTTTTTTAGTTTTAGAAGGTGGGGCTCTGTGTATAAACATACTGGGAAATATAATTACATCTCCTTGCTTAACATCTATATCTAAAACTTTTAAAGATAGGGGTTCTACTATTTGAGTTTTAGGAGAATTTTTTCCAAACTCTAAATAATACACGCCTGTAAAATTATGTCCGTGAACGTGCCAGCCATGTGTATCTCCTTTATGATATTGTTGAAACCATAAATCATGTAGTTGTATCTTTGATAAACCTATTTTTTTTACTTCTTCTTTAAAATGATCTATTAAAAGAGGACCAACTAGTTTAGTCCATTCTCTTTCGTTATCTCCTCTTCTATCCCAATCTACTCTTGAAATATTATCAGTAAAATAATTATCATTTTGTTTTAAAGAATTTGATTCTTGTTTATTTATTAACTCAAGTACTTTTTTTCTTACTTTAGAATTTTCTTTAAATTTATTTTTTAATATAGGAAAATTAAATGGTATCATTTTTTAGGTCTAAACCAGTTTGGTAATCCTAAATGTGGTCGTGTGTCAAACATGTTATTTTTAGCATTGGGTGTCTCACTATTATTGTAATGTAAAAAAACTTGTACACATTCTTTACCTTTAAATTTTTCTCTCCAATGTTCTAGCTCGCAACCGCTATAGACTAACATATCTCCTGGCTTTAAATCTACTTTGACACCTTTCATACCCTCTTTACCAGATGGTTCTAGATATATTGGCCAATCATCACCACCTAAATTCATGGTAGTAGATATCTCACAAGAGAACCTGTCTGTGTGTCTTTTAAGTTCATCACCTTTTTTATACGCTCTTGCATATGAGTATGCAGGATATAACTTAAGTCCTGTTGCTTTTTCCATTGCTGGTTGGCATTTAAGTAATAAAGTTTCCATGGCTATATCAGAGTATGCGCAATATGTATTTTCTACTTGATCTTCTTTAGTTTCATAAAAACCAAACATATTCTCATACGGTGAAATATATCTATGTTTAAGACAAGTATCGTAAACTTGTTTTTTAATTAAAAAATAATTTGCAACAAAAGCTGCTAAGTCTTTTGTTATTGCACTGCGAATAATTGTGTATTTGTTTTTTTTAAAACTCATATAAGTCTAAACCATCCTGTAGCTATTATTTTTTTATCATCACTTATTTGTCCTTTATGTGTGTGCGTCCAATCTGGTGGCCAAATTATAGTCAAACCTTTTATTGCAGGTGTAGTTATGTCTTGATATTTAAAATGAGTTCCCCCATCTTTTACATTATTTAAGTAAGTCATAAAAACTAAAACTCTATTCATATTTATTTTTGCTCCTCTTTCGTAGTGCCATGTCTTAAAGCCACCTTTGCTAGGGTACCATTGAATATTAACATCTTCAACATTAAATCTTTCAAGACGATTTATTTCAGGGTATTCTTTTACATACAAATCTAAAATTTCTTGTAAATGAAATCGGTATTCAAAAACCCCTTTTTCAAAATTATTATTTCCTAAACTAAGATCCAAAGAATTTTTAATTGTTTTATCTACGCTTATGCCTCCTTGATAAAGACTGGTTCCAGGCTCGGCTCTGTACCTATTTTTATCAAAGTATTTTACTAATCCATCACAAGTTGTTTCAGGAATATACCATCCTTGTATAAAACTATTTTTTGGCAGATCGTATTTTTTATATTTATGGGTAGACTTCATTTTTGTTCCTTATAAAATTAAAATTTATTACATGTCTTTTCCAAACATCTGTGTGGTACAGAACTTTGTGTTCTATCTTACTATCAAATAATAATAATCTATTCTCTACACTATCTATAGGCACTTCTTTATTTTTAATTTTTAAAACAGTCTTTGCATTACATGTTGTTAAAAATAAAATACCTGTAGTAGAATACAAACAATTATTGTCAGTGTGGTATGGCGTCTCTATTGTATCAACGTCTCTTAAAACTAGATTTGCTCTTACCAATATAAGAGCATCAACGTCTAAACTTTCTGTTATAGGTCTTATGTGTTCATCAAACTTATC